GTATAAAGCATGAGATCTTGATGGAAGCATTTGCCAACTTACTGACATTTTTAATTTATCTGCAATATGATAAGAACGCATAGTTCCATTAGCCATTCTTTTGCGTTGTTCAATTCTTTCAGTGTTGACCGAAATTTCTCCACGATTATGATCTGAAAGAATAAGGAAATCATCAGTTGAGGTTATGCTAGTTTTATTTGAATTGATTTCATATCCCGTTGGAACATAAATTCCATCAATCAATGCTCCAGAATTTTCAGACCACAACATTGCTTGAGGTCTTGCATATTTTTGTCTTCCAGACATGTATGATGATGATGCCATTATAAACGAACCTGACCTTTCACTTGTTGATCTTGCAATTGTTTAATTCTATTCATGACTGTATTAGCAATTTCAGAGGAATTGACCTTATCTCCATTAATATTAAAACTTAAACTATAATTATACACTGTATTGCTATTGTCTGATTGAATTCCTGTATTATTTATAGGCATTACTGTATTTGTTATTCTGCCTAAATTATTTCCAGTGTTATATGATGGTGTTGCAAAATTTCTATCAATTTTAAATGATGGGAAATTTCCAGTATTTATGGCTTCTAATAATGGGCCAAACACTCTTGATGCTTTAGCATTTACAACATATTCTCCAGGAGTAAGCCATGCTGGGACTGTATCTGTTCCAACTGGTCCGCCTGCTGCTTTATATACTGGAGGAATAAACATACTACCAAGATATACTCCAGTTCCTGGAACTAAAGTCTTAGGTTTTACTGTTGGTTTTGTTGATGTAACTGCACCTTGCATTGCAGCAATTCTTGCTTTTTCTGCTGCATCTGCTGCTGCATCATTTTTTGCTTTTAATTCTGCTGCTGCTAAATCTGCTGCTTCTTTAGCCTTAAACCTAGCAAGTGTGTCTGCATTCTTTGCTACGGCTTGTGCTGCTGCAATTTGTGCTGCTATTGAGGCTGCTCCTATTGCACCAGATTCATTTGCTGCTAATGTACTTGGATGTATTCCTCCTACTAGTTTAGCATATGCTGCTGCTTTTTCTTCTGCTGCTGATTTTTCTTCTGCTGCTTTCTTTTCTGCTGCTGCTGCCTCTGCTGCTGCATCGGCAATTACCTTATCGGCTGCTGCTTTTGCTGCAGATGCTGCTTCCCATGCTGCAATAATTTGATTAACAAGTTCTAATTGTGCTTGAAGACTTATATTCATAGTGTCATAAGCACTCTGTGCTTCATCAATTGCTAATTTTGCATTTTCCCAAGCAAGTTTTTGATCTTCAATGACTTTAAGTTGATCATTAAGAGTTTTTTCTGCATCCTTTAATTTTGTTTTAGCATCTTCAAGTTTAATGTTTGCTTTTTCAACTGCTTCATCTCTTTTTAATTCAAGATCGTATTGCTTTTGGCTAAGTGTCCAAAGTTCGTTCTCAATTTGTTTTCTGGTTAATCCATTAATCTTAATACTGTCAAGTTCTTGTTGACGTGCTCTTTGAAGCATGTCGGTTTGATTTTGTCCATTGCTTGCTGCATTTGCTGCTCTTGCATCTTGTACAGCCTGTGCTGCTGCTGCTATGTCTCCTTGTGAAAGTGCATCGGCAATGCTGATTCTTGATTTGCCCTGCTGAATAGCATCTTGATTTAATTTATTAACTTGTTCAAGGGCTGCAGCCTGTTTATCATATTTCTCATTAACTGATTCTGCTTGTTTGTCAATCAAAGAAAGATCATGGTTTAGTGCATTTGTTCTCTTTGTAATTGGATCTAGTTTTTCTGCATAGTCAGCATTTACTTTATCTAATGCTGCTTGGGCTTCATCAACAGCAGCCTGAGCCTTATCAACTGCAGGTTGATACTGCTGTCTCACTCTTGCTTCTTGAATTCTAAACTTTTCCATCATAACTTCATAATTTTTATTAAACACATCCATCTGTGTTTTAATATTATTTATGCCAAATGGATCTCCAATGCCTTTAATTTTTTCAAGTCCAGAAGCAACATCATCAATAAGTGTTTTAATATCTTTAAAGTTTGTGCCAGCCTTTGCTGTATTCATAATTAACGTAGATAGTCCTACATCTCCCACAAGTTCTGCAGCCTTTTCTGCTGAATATCCTGCTTTAATTAATTTATCATATGCACTAAGTTGTGTCTCAATATCTTTCTTTTGTTTTTCTAAACTCATTCTTGCTCCAACAGCATCTGACTCAACCTGTGCTATTCTAAGTGTTTCAATTAATTCTTTCCATTTTTTAAGATCAACTTTACCAGTTGCAATACCTGCTGCAATTAATGAATCTCCTGCTAAAGTTGCTGCAGATGCTGCATCAACGTTTGCTGCTCTAAGCATTTTATATGCCTTAGACTGTTGTTGCAAAGCCAGAGTCATTTCTTTTATATTTCCAAGGGCAGTTGATTTTGCAGCACCGCCTGTATCAGCACCACCAGTTATTTTGCCTGCTTCCTTATTTACCAAATCCATTACGGCTTGAATGTCTGCCATTTCTTTTCTAATGTAAGCCTTAACTCTAGATGCTGCTCTTTGTGCTCCACTATCTGCGCTAGTTGATGCTGCTCTTAATGTTTCAATCATTGCTGGAGTAATGGTTGCTACACCCAGTGCTGCAGCCTTTGCAATAAGCATTTGATCTTTAACATTTTTAATACCCAATGCTGATTTTGCAAGAGGTCCTGGAAGATTTTTAATTACATTTTCCATTAAAACTAATGCCTGTGGTTCTGGCATATCCGTTATTGTTTTTGATATTGTTTCAAAAGATTGATTAAACTGTTCTGCATTTATACTTCCATTTTCAAGTTGTCCTGAAAGACCATTCATCATTCCAGCAAATGCTTTTGAAGTTAGATTTAAATTCTTTTGTAATCCCTTAGTTAACTTTTCATTTGTTATTGTAATAACTTTACCAGTTGAATAATTCATTGCATAAGATGTTGATTTTGAATATCCTTCTCCAAATTGTTTTCCAAATGAATTACCTAATGTTTTTGCACTCTTCTGAAGTTCTTTTTGTCCTTCTTTTGTTGCAAGATCTATTTTAGCAAAATCAAGTTTAAGGTCAGTCTTGCCAGACTCTTCTTGTAATGCTTTTAATATTGTATCAATATTATCTTTTGCAAAACCCTTACCTTTTAATTGAATTGATAAAGACTTTAAAATAAGTTCTGCTTGTTTGTTTGTTGCACCTTTAAGGGATTGAATATCATTCTTAAAGTCTTTTTGGAAACCTTCTGAACTTTTTAGTTCATCAACCTGTGTTCTTTTTTCTTGATTAAGAACAAGAGATGGACCAGTTCTTTCCATTCTAGTTGTTTGAGGCTTGACACCAAAGAAATCGCCAAGTGTTTTTAATTTGTTACCTGAAAGAAGTGCAGCATCTCCAAGTCCTTCAATTGCAAGACGTGATTTTTCTTGCTGACTCTTTATAAGTTTAAATCCTAAATATAATCCTGTAAGAACAGTAGTTGCTATTCCAATTGGTCCAAGGAATTTTGTAATCCCAAGTCCAAGTCTAGCAAGACTTCCCATAAGACCAGATTTTCCTACAAGTCCTGGCATAGAGGCAATTCCTCCTCCACCCTTTGCCATCTTCATTGCTGTTGATGCAGTTTCTAATCTTCCTACAGTTAAATTAAGAAATGCTTGCTTAGTCATTAATTGAGTAACTGACATTAATCCAAATAGTATTCCTGAATACTTCATTATTTGGTTTGAAAGTTCGCCTAGTTTTCCACCTGACATAGATCCCATTGATGCAAGTGTAGTTAATCCAAATGATGCGCCCATTATTTTACTATTAAGGCTTGTAAGATTTGTGGTTGTCTTCTTTACTTCAGTACTTTCACTAACATTTTTTACTTCAGTACTTCCACCAACATTTCCAACCATACCGCCAGCAATTATTGGCGCAGCGACACCACCACGTCTAGCAATATTTCTCTTATTACGGGCTATTGATTTTTGAGTAGCAGTATCATATGCAAGCATGTCGTCTCTGCCATCTTGTGCTGCAAGTCTATGTGGACTACTTCTGTCACGACTTTTAGCATATGGGTCTTCTAATTTAACAGTTTTTGTTCCTTCTTCATAAGCAAGCATTGAATCAACGCCAGCCTTTTTCATTACTACCTTTCCTTCTTTAAAAGTTTCTCCAGATCTGATGCGATCCATTAACATTCTTTCTGCTGCAGAACCTTCTCCTGCCTTTTTTCTAAGATGTGGTTCAACGTATGTTGGGGTTGCTACTGATTCTGGAATATGTGCAAACTGATATCCGCCAGGGTAATCTGGTGATGGAGGCAGTCCTCGCATCTGAAGTTCTTTTTGAAAAGTCCTTTGAATTTGTGGTTTAAACGTTTCTCCAGATCTTTCTGTTGCAGCACGTTTTACATAAATATCTCCTAGTTCATTTGTAGCAAGTTCAATTCTTTGTAAATTCTTTTGTGTTAAATCACTTTCAAGAGGCTTAAGTAATTTTCTTGTTGCAACAGACATACTAGCAAATTCATCTGCAGTAATTTTTCCAGATAGTTGTAGATTTTCAAGATGCTTTATAATAAGTGGATATTGTGATTCTCCAACTTCTGAAATGTTTTTAGTACCATCTGTTACTCCACCTTTAAAGATATCAAAAATATTATCTAAAACTGGAGTTAGGTTAGTTCCAAATTTTTCATAATTTCTTTGTGTTACTTTTATATCTTGTTCCATCATCATTGCTGTTTTTATTGATGCTGCAAAAGATGCTCTTGCTTCTTCATTTAACTTTAACCATTCAAGATCCATTCCAGGACCTGCTGCATTATTTCCTGGTGCCATCATTGCAACTGGAGAATATCTTCTTGATGGGAAACTTCCACCTAATACAGTTCCTATAGTTTCTACTTTTGCCTTTTTACTTGTAGCGTACCCAGGAATATTATCAGCAATAATGCTATTAATTAAACCACCATATTTTTTAGTTTGCTTTGCAGAAATTATTGATTCACCATTTGACACCATTGCTGGAATTGAGTCTGATGTTCCAGTTCCTGGCCCTGAAATTATTCCACCCTCTGCAAATTTCTTTACTGCTGTAGGGGCAATCATTCCAGGATTAGCAACTCTAAATGCGTTGGCTGCTACAGTGGCACGTGAATATGCACTTCTTAGACTATTAACTGCTCCTGCTTCTAAATTAAATGTTTGAACTAATTTTGCATGAGACTGATCAAGAGAGTGTGCTGCTGCTGCAGCATCAAGTTGTTCTGTTGTTAAATATTGAGTTTGTTGTCCTAGTTCTACTGAGCCACCAGTTAATCTTTGGTATCCTGCACGTAAAGTTGCAAATAATTTAACTCCATTTGCAAAAGCATTCATAAGCAAACCAAAAGTCATAAGAACTACTGGACCTAAGCCACCAACTACTGCAACAATAATTCCAATTGCTTTTTTAGCACCATCTGAAAGATTATTAAATTTATCTAATAATCCACCAAGTGATTCAAGAACTGGTGTAAATATTTTCATAAACAATTCACCGACAGGAGCAAGAGATGCTTTTAGTTTCTCAATTGCTGCTTTAAATTTTGTTAGCGCTGATGCACCTTGTATTCCTAATTCTTTATCTGTTATGCTTGCAAGATCTGATGCTGACATTCCCATAAGATCTAATACACGAGAAGCCTGACTTCCTTCTTTATTAATATTATCAAACAAAGTTGACATACGAGCAAATTGAAACTTTCCAAACATTTGCTCAATTGCTCTAGCACGAGTTAGTGGATCAAGTGTATCTAATGCTGCACCTACATCAAGTACTGTTTGTTTTAGATTGCCCTTATCTTTTTCAACAATTCCTGCAATATCAATGCCAAGACCTTTTAGCATTTCTTTTGCTTTTGTACTTGGATTAATTAAAGATGCAAGTCCAGATTTAAGTGCGTTGGCACCCTCTGCTGCATTTACTCCACCTTCTTTCATTGCTGTCATAAAGAATGAAAGATCTTTAACATCTCCACCAAGTTGCTGAATAATAGGTGCTACTTTTGGAATTGCTGTTGTAATATCATCAAGAGATACTACAGTTTGGTTTTCTACCGCATTTAAAAAGTCAATAGTTCCTGCTAATTTATCAGCGCCAATGCCAAATGCACTTTGAAGAGAAATTGTAGTTTGTAGTGCTTGCTGCTGATCAATTTGGCCTAATACAGATAGTTTAGTTGCTTGAGTTGTCTGTGCAACTAAGTCTGCATTTTTAAAACCTGCTGCAGCAGCGTCTGCTGATAAGGCAATAGTATCTTTTACTGCTACTCCATATTTTGTATAAGCATCTGCAATAGACTTAACTTGAGTAAGCATGGTGTCAGTTTCTTGCTGACTTGTTCCTAAATCTCCATAAACTCTCTTAAATTTAATAGCAGCAGATTCAATATCTTGAAAAGCCTTAGTTGCAGATGATCCAAAAGCAACGAGTGGAATTGTAAACCCAACCATAAGTTGGCGACCAGCCCACTGTGTATTTTTACCAAAGTTAAGAAGTTGTGTTGATCCTTGTTTAAGTAACTGATTAAAGATTGCTTGCTTTTGTGCTGCAATCTGTAACTTAGTTGATACACTGCTCATGTCTAGAGATGCAGGCATGATTGACATAGCCCTCATAGCACCAGTTGTATCACGACCCATTTTAATATATTGGGTTTGAAGTCTCTTTACTCTTTCTTCTGCTACCTTACCAATTGTATTAAATTCATTGGTAAATAATCTTCCAAAAGTTTTTGATGCTCCCCCTGCATAACGGAAATACTCACGCATAGAAAGTTTATTATTTTCAAGTGCGTGAGTAAATGACTCCGTTGATGTCTTAATGACACCCATCTGTGCTATAAAGTTACCTGTTGCATTAACAGAATTTAAAAGATTTGTTTGTAAATTCTTTTGTGCAATGGCTGCACTTTCACTAGTCCTAGATATAGATGTATGGAATTGTGAAAGTTGGCGTTGTAGATTTTTGAGTTCCGCTAATGCTTGGGCCGTGTCAAAATTGACCCCTATGTTAGCATTAATATCACTCATTCATGAACACCTCTTTACATTATTTTTTAAATACTTAGTTGACCAGATGCATCAAGGTTTGTACCAGATGCTGCTTCAATAATTTGGTAAACTGTTGGAAGATCAATATTATCTTCAAGAACTTTAATATCCAACGCTAGTTCTGGCTTGTACTGCTTCATTGCAATCTGAACACACTCAAGAAGAATGGTCATAGACTTATCATTGTCATCTGCTACTGCTTCAATACCCTCAAACTTCTTTGTAAATTCACGAAGAAGAGAGATTTTTAGTGGACGCACTTCTACAAGTGTTCCATCAATAAGTGATACTTTTTTTGGCTCGTATACTGTTGTTGCCATTTTTACCCTCCTAATTAGGTTAAGTCAATTATAGCATAACAGCAGGGTCTCGCATGTCTTCATAATCTAAGCCCATGCCAATTCCAAAACCTACCTTTGCTGCATTTTGTCCTTGCAGTGCAAGGATATCATTGCTATCACTTGTTGCTCCACCGCTAAATACCCTAGCCTTCATGTCTTCCCATTCTTTTTGACCCTTACTTTGACCAGTTTCTTCATCTAAATTTATACCCTGCATCGCTGCAAGAAACTTTTTTTCTTGGTAGTCTAATTCTCTGCGACTAGAAATTGTTGTTATTAATTCTGGCATTGATATAGATTTTTCTAATTCATCATAGTTTTTCCAAATGCCTAATAAAAATATTTCTGTTTCAAGTTTTACTAAATCTAAAGTTTCCCAACTGGAGTCTTCTTTAGAAGATGTTGCTTTTTCTTTAATAGTACTATCTTCTTTTTTATTTAATTTAATCCCCATAGAATAATCTAAAATGTTATATATTGTATTAAGATCAAAATTATCTAAAACATCTTCAAGTGTGTTAGAAAGTGGTGGATAATATTGCTTCATTGTAATTCTTACGCAATCACACAAAATATCTAAAACTTCTTCTTCTGTGCTATCTTTTCCTATATTAGAAAATAAATCCATCGCTTGTCTCATGTATTTAATAACAAGAGGTATAATCTCAATTTCTATATCATCAACAGTTTTAACATATTCTACTTTATATATATCAGTTGCCATATTTTAATTTTACCATAAAACAACAAAGCCCACCTCAATAAGAGATGGGCAATGCTGATTAGACTATAATTATGAAAGAATAGTCCAGGAACGATCAATGATCTTTCCGTATGATGCTGTCTCGTCATCTGGAAGTAGACGGAATGTCACTTCAAACATAGATGCTGCATCACGCTTTGCTGATACTGTTACATTGTCAATTGACAATGCACGGTATGCTGCATAGATACGCTCAATGTGGTTAGAGTCATCGCAGTCACCTGTTCCAGGTCCTACTGCTACGATACCACGCTCTACTGGGCACTCACCAATGTCTCCTGCTCCAAGAACCATTGTTTGTCCTGCTGAGGACAACTTTGTTCCTGTTAATGCTGAAGACTTGTATGCTAGTGAAACCAATAGGTTTTCAAGAGTGGCTTCTGCAAATGCAGTCTTAAGACTGACCTGCATGCCCTGCTTGTAAAGTTTTGCAACATCAAGGATTTGATCTACTGAAACTTCACCAAAGTTTGGTGTAAAAGTTAGGTCAAGCCCGTTCATTGTGTAACCGACATTTCTGAAGTTGGCTGAATTAGACAATACTTCACGGTAAGATGTGTTTGCAGACTGTGCTGGTAGTCCACCTGAACCTAGAATGTAGTTAGCAATAAAGAATGATGCTGCACCGACGATAATGTTTTGATTATTACCTCTTGTATACGGCATTTATATCACCTCTTCTGTTAGATTTTATTAAGTTGTACGGCGAAAATTTGTTTCCTCAAGACCAATTATAACAGCCTTTTTATTTATATGAATTTTCGTTATACTGAGCATGATAGTCATACTCAATTATTAGTTTGTTTACAAACATGGTTCTTGCTGATGCTAGATCTAATACGTCTCTGGCTTCTTGAGCCTGGTATACCTTGACATTTCTGAAGAAAACATTAAAGTCTTCTCCATTAGTATTTGCTGCACAGAAAGCATTTAAGTCTTGGGCTGCTGCGTCTTCTCTATCCAAAAGTTGGGATATGACTATATTGGCATTATTGACATTTGCTAGGCTTGTGCTATATAGATAATAAATAACTTGTTCTCTCTTATGTGGATAAAAAACTGATGGTCTAAAAGTCATAAGTCTGTCATATATGATTACTAGTGGTTCTGATATTGCTGTAGCCTGAACTACATTTTTATATATTTCTTCTGTGTTTGTTGGACTAGTTGCAAATATGGGGGTAAGTTGTGAAACAGCGCTTACTCCAATATCATCATACTGTGCAAGTTCATTAAAAATATATTTGTTGATCCATTTTGGTGGATATGGCAAGGCTGCTACTGTTTTACCCATATTACTCTACTCCAATCTTTGCATTTATGATCCAATTATATCCTGTTTGTATTCCTTTTGATTTTCCGCTTTGTGATCCAGATACTAGGTTTGCTTTGTATGCTATTGGATTTTCTAAGTAATCAAATAAGCCAGAAGCCTTTAAAAATGATTGTGAAAAATATAATCTAAAAAATTCATCAAATATTTTTTGATAAGATCCTCTTGCTTCTGGACCTCCAGGAAATGGAACTTTTATTTCTTTCTTTGTAAATATTTGTTCTCCATCTATTTCAAATGTAAGTACTGAGTTGTTTTTTGGTTTAATACTAATAGGAATTCCATTTTCCATAATTCTTGCTTTGTCATAAAAAGGCTTTGTACTATTTTTTGATATTGAACTTGATTGTCTAAAAGTTGATCTTATAGAAATTCCACTACCAATTACTTTGCAGTCAATATTATAAAGTCTGGCTTCTGGACTTCCTGTTTTATACCATTCATAAACATGTTGTAATGCTTGTGGGTTTGCTCTTGCATTTGAATCAATGTATCTTTTTAAGCCTTCTGATGTACCGTCAGATAAATGTTTTAAAAATAAAGTTCTACCTTTTTGAACTCCTTCAATAAACCCAGTTGAGTATTCTAAAAAATTAAGCATTTGCATGTCAAAGTGCTTAGTATCAAAAGAAACTCTCATTAATTTACCGCCTGATTTTCTGATCTGCGAATTGTAAATGAATAATAATCTATTTCACCATAGGGGGCAAAATGTGGGTCATATGCTGCTAATTCATATATTGTACCCTTGCCGTTTCTAGGTCCTGCAGTTTCTTCATATATAAGTTGACCAGCAGCACTCCTGATATTAGTCAACAGTATATTTGTTAATGCCTCATTTACTTCTCTTGTTGTTACTCTTAAATCTGTTTTTGTTCTACCAATTAAAATATCTTTATATTGTAAAAAAACTGCTGGAGTTACTTCTCCTGCACCTTTTCTTGAAAATGGCATTGCATTTAGTGCAATAGTTCTATCAAACACCCAATCTTTTTTAACTTCTCCATATGAACCTTGACTTATGATTGGATAATAAATATCAGCAAGCATTGGAAAATATAAATCCGTGGCTTCACAATTGTTTGTAGCCATATTAAATCACCCAAGGTTTACGCAATGTTGTTGTGTATTTTTCTAAAGCCTTATCAACAAAAAGATTTCCTGTTCCGTCAAGGTGACGCTGATCCCAAGTAATTGTAAATTGGTCTGTCTGGTATTGATCAATTGAACGTTTGTAATAATCTAGTTTTCCACATTTAATATCATCCATCAATCTTATAGTTGCATCACGAATATCATTTGGAATAACTCTGTGTCCAGTTTCATATATAATTACATAATCAACACCTTCTGGGAACATAACTCCTACATTATTTGCACTAAAAGTTGGAGTGTCTAGAGCACTAAAATTATTAAATGAATCTGATACTGATCTGCGATATTGTAGTGGTTTTTTCTCAGCACGATTATAGGCTCCTGTATCTGCTAAGTCTTTGTATATAGCACTTCTATCCATAGTGATTCCATAGGTGTACCCTGCAATTGCTGGATTTGCCAATGTTGAATCATAGACTAATTCTGAGTTTTCATATACTTGTAAAACTTTATATGCTAAATTCCATAATGGTATATAGTCTGTTCCTTGTCCAACAACCTCTAGTATGCTTTTTTCAAACAAGAATCCTTGTGGTCCAACAATTGAGTTAATTATAGTTCTTGCAAGTAACTCATTATCTGCATATTCTGCAATTTCTGATGCTGTTGAAACTAAATCTCTTACATCAACATATGGTCTAATAACATTTAAAACATCTTGAATTACAACATCTCCAGTAGTATTAGTTGGGCTATCATATATTAAAATAGCATAGTCATGATCATATTTTACAAAATCTCCATCTAAAATATAAGTAATTTTAGAACTTGCATTTGAGGTTAAAGTCACTGCTGCTTCAACTGTTATTGGTGCATTTTCAATAGTAAAATAATACTGTGTATTAGGTAGTGGAACTGTATATTGAATGCTAATTGGGTATGGTGGTTGTCTTTTAATTATCATATTTATTTACCGTAGGCTTTCGCCACTTCCTCTGGACTAGCCAAACGTACTGCAGTATGTTGCATCCATCTTTTTGAGTCTTCTGAAGAAACAATGTTGTAGCCAATAGTTAAAGATCCTACTTCAGTCCAATGAAGATTTCTGGAAGAAAACAGTGCTACTGTTTCATTAACTTCTTTTTGCTCTGTAACAGGTTTAACTGTTTTTGAATTTGCCATTAAATCCTCCTGTGTTTATTATACCAGAATGCTTATCTTCTTCTACCAAAGTTATTCTGTTGTGTTTGCTTACCACCTGATGGTGTTCCTGATGGATTAGTTGCATTTGGTCCTGTTGTATCCCCAAAAATTATATCTCCATCAATATTGCCTAATGCATTTCTTTGAGTAATTAATCCAGTTGGACCCATAATAATAACTCCACCAACATTACCAATTGCAAATGCACCATCTGCACTTAATGTTTGATTTGGATCTGTACTTGAATATGACATATATCTCCTTAAAGTGGAAAGGAGGGGCGGTTTTATCCGCCCCCCCAATCAGGTTCAATTAAGAACTATTTTTTAGGATTCTGCTGCTGCATCTGCGAAAGCAACTGCATCAAGTTCTTCCCATTGGATACCAAAGCGTACGAATACTGTATATTCTACAGTGTCCTTCTTTGGCTTGTACTCACGGTTTACAGTGATATCTCTCTGGAATCCCCATACACGGTTCTGTGGGAATGTTAGATCAACATATCCTGCAGGGTAGTAAGGAACTTCCTGAACGTCAACTCCAAGAACACGAGTTGTACGTGCTCCACCAAATGTCTGTCCATTACCATCAAGGTATGCTTGACGATTCTGTGCTGTTCCATGTCCACCTGCGTGTGTACCAAATGCTTCTGCAATTGCATCAGCAAGTGTTCCATTGTTCTTTACGATACCCTGGAATACATCTGTACCTGCGTAGAACTTAAGATTGTTCTTAAGTGCACGGTACTTACGTGGCATTGCAAGAATAATATTCTGCATAACTTCTGGTGTCCATCCGCCATTTGTTACTGTAACAATTGACTCGTGTGCTCCTGATGATGCTGTAGTTACCTTCTTGATAAAGCCAGGCATGATTGAAAGGAAGTTACCTGTTGTTCCATCACCATTGATTGCTAGATCTTCAACGTCGTTTCCGAAAGCGTTGGTCATCAAGCGAACGATGTGGTCCTCAAGTGCTCCTCCTTCAATATTGTCTTCAAGTGCTTCTGTTGAAATTTCCCAATCAAGACGAATCTTCTTTGTTGTAAGTTCAACCTTTGTAAATGTAGCACCTGCGTTTGTGTAGTCGTTTGAGCCTTGTGCTGCTGCACGAATTACACGCTCACCCACGTTTACTTTTTCAAGTTCAATCGTATTGGCTCTCATTGTAACCTTACGACCATCCTGGGCGAGAACTGTTGCATCCCAAACGTAATCAATAAATCTACGTGCTTGCTCTGGTAGAAGAATTCCACCAAGTGCACCCACAGGATTAGTTGCGTTAGGTCCAGTAGTAACACCCATATTTGCTGTGGCTGTGTTACCAAGTATTCCTCCTGCTGGAGAAGATACTGATCCGATACCACCTGATGCAAAAGTACCTTCGGAGTTAAGTGCTCCAGCAGGTGCTGTTGAAGAAGGATAGTTCTTTACGATCTCTGTATTTTGTTCTGACATATATTTCACCTCCAAATGATTTTTTTTAGTTAAATAGGTCGGATGATTTGAGGAAACGTCCGCCCCATAGGGATTTTTGAGTTGGCATTTCTGCAAACTCCTGCACGATCTCGCCTAGATCGCCAGACTTGCGGAAAGCGGTATCTTGCTCTACGGCATCTACTCTCTTTCCAAACTCATCTACTCCACCCTTGATATTTGAAACTTCATTAGTTACTGATGTAACTTGTGCTGTAACATTATCAAGTGATTTCTTTAATTCAGCAACTACGTCGCTGATTGATTTAACTGTTGAAGTTAAATCTCCAAAGGCATTAGCAAGAGATTCTTTTATCTCTGTAACGGCAGTGGCGACTGCCTCATCAGACTTTTTTGCATCAACGATATCTGGATTGATATCTGCTTCTGAAGCATTTGCTGCTTCGTCTACTGCTTCAGGAGTATGAGCATCTTCTGCTACATCTTCCTCAAGTGTTGGTGCTTCTACTGCTGCTTCTGATGTTGTCTCTGGAGCATCTTCAACGACTGAATCTGCGCCGTCTGTTACACCAAGAGTTGTTGTTTCAACTGTTGCATCAGCGACTGGGATTGTATTTTCTGTCATTGTATTTTCCTCCTTTGTCATCTTAATTGTACTAATGCCTTTTGCACTATCAACTAAGAATTTTATCATTTCTGCTTTTTCATTGTCACTTTTTTCAACAAAACCTATGTTTTTCATTTGTGCACCATCAACTGGACTTACCTCTGAATCATTTTCAGATAAAGAAACAATTCCATTTGTTGAGTCCCAAAATACATTTTCAACTACAACTTCTGAAGAAGATCCAGAAACTGTTGTTTGTCCATCTGCATTTTTTTGTACTGACAAAATGTTTGCAAGTTGATTTGCTGGTGAGTCAACTAAAGACAGTTCAAAAAGGTCATAGTCTTTAATAATGCGAATTGCTTTTTGTGTTGTTTCGTCAATTGCATCATCCCATTTGTGGATATTTCCGCCAATTGAAAAACTTGAAAGGGTTCCATCAAGAACTTTTTCCCAAGTATCCTGTGCGCCCTTTGAAACATATGCTGAAACATATACTCCATTATAAAATTTCTTTGTAGCAGGATCAAAATAGCGATCTTGCTTAAATGATACTAATTTACCTACTGCTAATGGTTGATGCATTTCACGGATATTACCCTTGAATTTTTCAAATGCAGCAACGCTTGCTTCCTGTGTAACAATATCATCTTGCTTATCTAGGTTGTCTAAAGTTGCAAAACCAGACACAATTCTGCGCTCTGCGTCTACCTTAGCAAAAGGCATTGAGAGACGAACGTTTGTTCCTTCAGTTGTCCAATGGGCTTTATTGATATTCATATCTCTCCTATTATACCAAAGATTTTACAATACATCTCAGTTATTGAGATGATCTTCCAGCACCCTTTGGATTTCGTCCAGCCACTGTTGCAGGGCTATCAGATGAGTTATTTGTTCTTTGGCCATCTCTTGCTCTGTTTTTTGCATTATTAGCATTGGCATCGGCTGCTGCCCTTGCATTTAACTCTAGAGGTTTATCTCCATGTGCTGCCTGTGGAAGATCCAAAATCTCACGAGCCTCATTAGGAAGCATAATTTGATTTTTTACATATCGTTCAAGAATCTGTGATTGTGCAATTTCATCAGTTAGTGTCAACTCATTAAATTTAAGTTCAACAATGTCTGTAAATTCCTTGACAATTTTGCTAATAAACTTTTCAATTTTTTCTTGTTCTGGGCGAGCAACCTGCTCTTTAAATGTACGATCTTGAGAAAGGGCTGCTGCAATACCTGAGTCTGCTCCACCCAATTTAGAAATTGGAACTTGATGTGCAATCAAAATATCATCACGATTTTGCTTGCGATATTCTTTAAATGAGCCATCTTGAATGCCATTTTCAATTGGTTCCATTTTAAACTCAACCTTAGAAGTATCTGAATCTCCTGGAAGTGGAATATAAAGAGTACGATGAGATTGAGATTTTAGTCCAGTCTGCAAGAACCTAAACATCTTATCTTCTGCATCTGCAGAAAGTTTTGCACCTTTAAGAGTAATAATATATCTTGGCACAGCCTTGTTTTCAAAGTAATCAATATTATATTGTGAAGCAAGTTGATCTCCAATAAGTGATGGCATTGCAGCAATAATATCTGGAACCCCGTAATATGTATTTAATGGTGAGTATTCTTTAAAATGAATAATTTCATTAGGACGATTATCTGCTGTTAATGGATTTTGATTCTTAGCCCCAAAATTGCGGAAATAAACTAAGCGTGGTCCAATAATCTGAACAAAGCCATCACGCAAACGACGTACACGCATTGTTGTAGATGGTACATGCCCAATGTATCCAATTTCTCCATTTACTTTACGACCAACCTCAAGATATCCATTTCCTGTTGCTTGAACATCTGTATAAACTTTTTCCATAATAGTTGTAAAACTATCATCTGAGTTTAAACCTTCAAGCCATTCCTTAGCATCAATCTTAAGACGCTCAATTCTTTTCCTTGCTCTTTCTGTTGCAGCATCATCTGTTGAAGAAGATAGTTTCATAAGTGTTTGAGCATTCATATCAAAGTGATAACCTAGTCCAACAACGTTTTCTACCTTAGCATCAATTGCAGCATGATTTGCAAAAGAAGTATCGTAAAAATTAGCAAGTTCATACATATTATAAGGTGGTGTAATTACATCAAAAATTCCATAGCCATTGCGGTATACAGTTCCAGGATTAATTGTTTTTGATCCCGCACCGTCTCCAACTTGACTTGCTCTAGCGTTTGCAAGATATTGATCTGTTGGTGCAGGTTGCTGAGTCATGACTGCAGAACTATACGTGTCTACTGCTTTTGTTGCTATGCGAGATTCACGTCTTTTAAAGTTTTGTTCAAGTCCTAAAAGATCTTTTAATTTTGTCCAGTCTTGATTAAATGGATCACTTTTTTTAAAAGGATTATCTTCTTTTTCTTGAGTATTTAATGCTGCTGAAATATATTGGTATTCCATATCATCACTCATCTAAAACACCTCTTCCATAAGTATCAACAGTATCTTGTGCAGCCTTCCAAGCACCAAGGTCGTTCATTGAAGGAATTAATCCTGCTTTCATTCTATCCATTTGTTCTGAATGTTCTTCTTCAGAAATTCTTGTAAGCCCTGGAACAAATACGGCAGTTCCATCTCCTGGATCTCCATAGTGCTTTGCTGCAATTTTAAGTTTATTAATTTGATTGATATCATTTTTATTGGAAGGTATGTTTAATACATTTCCTTCTCCATCAGTAAAGTAGGCTCCGTTAGCCTTCTTATATACATAAAGTCCCCAGTCATACATCTTATCAATGACTTGACGACGAACATTTCCTACAATAGGTTTACCAGTTTTTGGGTTAATTAATCCATCCATAACCATAAGTATACCAGACTATACTGGTGTTGCTACAGTAGTTGACCATATGACATCAGAATATACCTTAAACTGGTCTGGATTAATCAAAACACCGTCAATGTTGTCATCAATAATTATCTTATTAGTGCCAACATACCTTGCATAAATGTCTGATGGATTAATTGAATATATGGGTGTATTGGATATTGTTTTAACGCTTTCACCAAGATCACCACCCACAGGAGTTCCCCAATTAAATGAATTCTGCCAATAGTCCCAACCACCTAATCCAGTTGCTGTTGATAATGCGTTAGACCAAGACCTATATTCAACACTTTGTTCTTGCTCAAGGTTTGTTGCAACTGAATAAGAAATATTATTATATGTTAGTGGACCATTCAAAGATACTCTTCCAGTATAAGAAGAAAAATCAAGAACTTTTGCAAATGCAATACCAACACAAGACCACTCGCCCATAAATAAATATGGTGTATCTACAGCAACTCCATCTAAGTAGAACTGTACATTATTTAGAATAGAATCAGTTGATCTTAGTTTTGCATAAAGTTTTCCTCTTAGACCTGTACTTTCTCCTAAAAGATAAATATCCACTGTATCTTCTTTATATGTAATTGATGCTATTTTTATTTCTTGACTAGGAAAAATATTTTCTGCATATCTTAACCAAACTTGTAAAGAACTAATTTTTAAATCAATATTTTGTTCTTTATTTACTATCATTGCTACACCACGATCAAGGTATGAAGAAAAGTTGCCATGCATTCTCCAACCACTATGCCTAGTTAAGAATAGGTGCGGAGTAGAGTCTTTATAAAGTGAAATTGGATTTTCGCCTTTAAAATCATAATATAGCCCAGGTTTGTAGTATGGGTATGTTGGAACTCCATACTTACTTCCAACTTCTGTAAATTTTGTTCTTTCAAGAACTTGAGATGCAAGTTGAAGGTCTCTTAATTTAATTGGATTATTAACAATTCCATTAACAAAAAAATCAATATGTGAAACAATTCCTAAATCATTAAAATCAACATCAGAGTTGTCAGAATATTTTTGAGGTGGATAAATTACAGATCCATCTACAAGTTCAAAAGCGGTATCTTCCCAATTTGTGACTGCATCATCTGGGTTAACAACTCCTTTTGCTCTTGGCAAATCTATGTTAGGAAAATCAACTAAATTTTTATTAACTCCATCAACTATTTTTTGAAAAGATACATAAGTTTTGATATTTGACATACTTGTGTCATAATAATAATATTTAATTGCATTATTGGCTAGATCTAAATAAATATCCCAACCAGTAAATACATTGTTTGCTAAATTTTCATAGGTTTGCACATATGGATCATGAAACTCATTATATAGATCTTGATATATCCATGCACTATTTATTTGTTTAAGATTTGTTTCTATTGGTTCTGGATAATCAATATTAAATTGAATTGTATCTAAATCATAGTTTTCATTACCGTCGTAATCTTTAACATATTTTGCAAAATATGATAATGGAATATAATCTTCCCAATAACCAGAAACTGCAACATCAGCAAAAAATATTCCATATTTTTCAAAAGGCATTAAGTCATAACTTGACCTATGATCATATAATGCATTTGCAGAAGATAAAGTTTCTGAAAACAATCCTAAAGAATTATAGTGTGAAGAAATTTTTCTATTGTTATATCCAGATTCAAAACCAAAACTATATAATTTTCCTGTAAAGGTATTGCCTACTATTCCACCAATACTTATTGATAAATTATTTTGATTACTAAAAAATGAATTAACTCCTGGAATGTTTTGTAAATTAAACTTTGTTATATTAATTCCAGAAGCAAACTTTTGATTTGCAACAATTGTTTTTGTTCCAAGAGGATAAGTTACGCCTGATATTGTTGCACTATATGTTAATGTTGTGTTATTTATAGATGCTTGCAAATAATCTGATGAAAATCTATTTGTTATCTTAAATAAAATTTCATTTGATGCAGATCCAGAACTTTCAAATATGCCATAAAACGATTCTGTTTGATCATTAAGTATTGCAAAATTATCAAACTTAATATAACAATTTTGAGAATTCCAACTTGCTGGTCCAGGCCTGAATGTGAAATATTTAGTTGCAAGAGCAGATTGTGCTGTTTGCATATCATCATACCAATTTTGAATTGTTTTTGTAGGAGGAACAAATGTAATAGTTCCAGACACTTGAGATGTAATTGCAGGGGACACAGTTATAGTGGTTGTTGCAACATTTGTTACATATGTATTTTTCGCAAATCCAGTACCAACAACTTCTTGACCAACTGCAATTGCACTATTGGATGCTGAAATTACAAAAGTCGTTGCTGAAGGTGCACCTCCAGAAGAATATGTTGCAGATATGTTAACTGGTATAAAATTAAAAGTTGGTAACTTGTAGTTTGGCAATTCTAGTGTATTGGAATTTGCCACAACATTATTAAAATATCCTTGTTTCCAATTTGCAAAATCTGGATAATGATAATTTACAGTACTGTTAGCATATGCATAATCGGCAAAAGCAGTTGTTGCATTTAAAGAAGAGTTTTCAAGTTCTGGAGCAGTAACACCCTGACCCCAAACAAATCTTCTCTTAGCAATTTCATTTGGAACGGGATATGAGTAAATTGCAAAAGAATCAATACTGAGATGAGGAACATCAGAATATGCATAAAATCCTAACCAGTCTTGAGACTTTCCTGATACGTATTCTAAAGGAAGAGATACTGATGATTCAATAAAAGAAATATTAATAACTTCTTCTCCATTAACCAAAACTGTAATGTTATCCCTAACATAGCGTATATGGATAAGCATTGGTCTAAACCATTCTCCTACATAATGAGACTTAAATTGTTTATTAAATACAAATGTTAAAAATCCACCTTCAACATATAGTCCATCATTTGATGCAATTGAACCAAATATTTTTCTTGCAACTGGTGCATCTGTATTAATTGAAAGCCACATCTCTGCAGTATATTCATTATGTCTTCCTTTCTCATTTAAAAATCCATACCCAGGGAAAATCAAAGATGGATAGTTTATAGAAGATATTACATTTGGATATAATTTAGTAACATTTGATGATCCAAAAACAAGAGGGATACCAAAGTTTTTTGCATACATTTCATTTGTTCCAGTTAAGTAGTACGCAAGTTTTGAAGTTGAACCGTAGCATGCAGCACTAACTGTATTTAATGTACTTGGAAGATTTATAGATGCGCTAATTGGAGAAGTTGAAATTCCCATTGAAGTTTTATTAAAATTTTCTGACCATTGAGATAAGTTAAATCCATTAACATAAAAATTATAATTATTTGCGCCACCACCAGGAGTTACATTTATTTTTAATATCATTTTTATATTTGTTGCACTAACTGGTAAATCAAAGTTTCCTGAAAAAGAAACCCAGTTATTAAAATCTGTATTATATATTGTGTTTGTTTCTTGTACTGTATAGGTTAAACTATCAATAGTGCTTACATATTGATACCCGTATGAATAGGAAGTTCCATTGGCTGAACCAATATATAAATTGCCAGAAATAGCAAAGTTTTTAAGAGTTGTAGAAAGTGAGCCACTTGGAAAAGCAGGAACATTTATTGCAGTAATTTGTGAAACAGAATCAGACCCAGTTAACTTAGTTGTAACACTATTTGAAAATGGAACAGTGCCAGGAGGAGAACTTTCTAAACTCCCCGTGGCACCAGTCAATGTCCACTGTGCTGCGTTATAAAATTGACGATTTGTTTCAGTTAATAATGATATAAAATCCAATTGCTCATTAAGCATCCATACGGCTATTGGGTGCTCAGAAATAACTTTTTCTACGTACAGATTTGATTGAATAGTCATAGGTTCTCCTACACTATTTTACCATAGTAAGATTATTTTATCTTAATCTCACAGTAATCTGTAGTACAGTACATTTCTCCTTGTGCCTCAAGATTTTCTACACCATCATAAATAGCAGAGAAATCAATATGTCCAATACGACCAATATACTGATCATATTCTTCTTCAGTAATTTGTGTATATGGTTGCTGTGGGTATGTGTTATTTCCCATTGGTAGGAATGATACTGCCTTCAACTGACCTTCGTACATATGAAGTGCTGGAGCAACATGCTTTGACTCTGATTCCTTGTCAAATGAAAGCGTTACAGAAACACCATTGTCAGACCAGTACTTCTGAGCAGTTGCAGCAAGAGCAATCTTTTCAAATAATGTTACTTCTTTTTCAGAACGCTTATGTCCTGAATGTACTGGGAAATACACTACCTGTGTATTTGCTGATACAAGATCTTTTTCAATCTTATACCCTGCAACTTTAAACAAATGTAGCATTGGATCTTGATCTCCAAAACGAATAGCACGTAGGTAATATTCTCCACCTACTGCCCAGTGAACTCCTGGAGATGCTCCAGAAAGCAATGAGACTGAACCTGAAGGCTTGACTGTTGTTACACGAATTGACTCACGAACACAAAGCCATTCTGAATATTGCTTATCATAATGACGAATTTTTCCATAGCCTTCGTCCATCCATTCACGAACGGCTGGCAAACCATGTTGATCTGCAAATGAAGCGATGCCTGTAAGAGAAGTTCCAATACGGCGGTTACGTTGCATAATGCCGTTTGTCTGTTGCCAATGTGTTGGCATAAGAGTTACAGTCTTTCCATAAAGGTATGCAAACTTTAACGTCTTGAGGAAGTCCTCCTTGGATTCGTGACGATTTAGGTGCACTTCTACAAGTGTACATAGTTCATAACTTTCCAATGGCTGCTCCGCACAAGGGTTAAAGCCCATAACACGATAGTCCTTACCATCTGCAGGATCTGCAAGGCGACCAAAGTTACGAGCAACATCAAGCCAAATAAAACCTGGCTCTCCATTGTTTACAATCAAATCAACATAGTCTTCATAGTTAGTTCCAACTTCTGCTGCAATTGAATTATTTGACATCCATGCCCATCCTGGATTTTCTGAGTCGTAAGAATTACGCTCTGGGAAAATTTCTGCATTCTTTAAATTAATAAAGTTTTCATCTCCTGCTGCACCAAGTGCTAAAGTAGCAGAACGACGAACATTTCCTGATACCACGCAGGTACCAATTAAA